GAATGCGTGCAGACGAGCAACGCCGAGCCGCCAAGATAGCTGACAAGTCACGCATTCCATTGGTTACTGCTGGCATAACCAAGTCAGACATCTCAGCATTTTGGAAGGCGCAGCCGTTCGATTTGGGACTGCCAAACATGAACGGCGTGACTATGCATGGCAACTGCGACCTATGTTTTTTGAAGGGCGGCGCACAGGTGTTATCTCTAATTGCAGAAAAACCAGAACGTGCTATATGGTGGGCCAAGATGGAGGCATTGGCATTGGCATCCAAGCCAAGCGGTGCGGTGTTCCGTTCCGACCGTCCTAGCTACGCTCAGATGGCGGCATTCGCCGTTGACCAGCGCGATATGTTTGACCCAAACGAAGAAGCAATTGCCTGCTTTTGCGGGGACTGACTATGCTTGACCAACTCAGAACTATGCGCGAACACATCATCTGGCTGGGCACTCAGCTAGAGAAGGAACGCGAATCATCTAGAGATAAGACTGTCCTGCTCAAGCGCCTGCTGGACCCTGATGACTTGGGGCACGCGGTCACCAACGAAGTCAGGCAACAGGCATACATCATCATCAACAATGAATTGGAAAGAGAGAGAGAAAAATGGAACGTATCAAACTAAGGCCGAGTGCCGCCGCACGCTGGATGGCGTGCCCTGCCAGTGTCCACCTGAGTGTCGGCATCCCTGAGTCGCCGAGTGGCGAGGCTGCGCAAACCGGGACAGCTATTCACGCTTTGGCCGAACTCTGCTGGCAGACAGAGGATGACCCGCGCAACTACATCGACAAGTTGGTGGAGGGCATTGTCATTACCGAGCAGAACGCTGAGTTCGCGCAGCTACACCTGGACACCATCAAGCGCCTGGAGACAGAGCTAGGCCGTGTCCTGGTGGAGCAACACGGGACGGTGCTGAACACCATGCAGATACAACTATCTGGGACGTGCGACGTTGTCGGGTACAGCGTCAAGGACAGCATCATTGAAATCGTGGACCTGAAGACGGGCCGCAACTTTGTCAGCGCAGACAGCGCACAGCTAAAAATATACGCACTCGCCATGATGCGTGAGTTAGGCGACTTCGAAACGATTCGTTTAACCATTGTCCAGCCCCAGGTTGGCGCGAACCGTACTCACCAGATGACGCTGGCCGAACTAAACGAGTGGCGCAGCAAGGAACTGATGAAGGCAATTGAAGATATCAGCTACGGCAACGCCTATCCTACCCCGTCACGCGATGCCTGCAAGTATTGCCCTGCCAAGCTACACTGCCCAGCACTGCGCGAGAAGGCGTACGAGTTGCCATTGGCGCCTACCAAGGAACTTACAGAGAGCGAGATCGCCACCTGGTTGGAGCAGGGTGAACTGGTGGAGGCTTTCTACGAGGAACTCCGCAAGGTAGCGACTAAGCGCCTGGAGGATGGCGCGGCAGTACCAGGCTGGAACCTGGTCCCGAAACGCGCCATTCGCAAGTGGAAGCATGACGCGGTCCTTGCTAATCTGCCCATATACATCGAACAGCTATACAAGAGCGAACCGATCACACCAGCGCAAGCTGAGAAATTACTGAGCAAAGATGATCGGCATCTGCTCGACGATTTGACAGAGAAAGTGTCCTCTGGACTGACTCTGGCAAAGATGTTGGAATCCTCCGACATCTGACACTGTGCTAACGCACGCAACTTAGGAACTGAAATGCTAAATCTTTCAAACAACAACGGATCAGGTAACTCTTACATCCGATTCGCACCCCAGGCTAACGCCTGGACTAACCGCGACGGTGAGGAAATCCAACTCAAGAAGGTGGTCATGGACCTGGACTCGGTGCAGACCGGCTGGCTGATGATCGGAGCCGGTGTGCGCGATTGGCAGCCGGATGAGGTGCTGGGCGCTAAGAGCCAATCACCTGGCGAGGGCTACAAGCGCGGCTTTGTCGTGACGTTGTACAACAAGGAAATCGGCCTGGTCGATTGGAGCGCCAACGCTTATGGGCCATGTAAAGGATTTGAAAAAATCTACAACGAGTGCGAGAAAGCTGCTGATGATAAATTTGGCAAGCTGCCGGTCATTGAGTACGTTAACTCTACCGCCGAGAAGGTTGGCAAGGGCAACACGCGAGTCCCGAACTTCAAGCTGGTGAGTTGGGTAGCGCGTCCTGCTGGCATGAATGCGGATGGCGAGGACTTTGTTGAGCCGGAGCCAGCACCATTGCCTGTACGCAAGGCTAAGCCAGCGCCTGCACCAGCAATGGACGATGACGAGTTTTTCTAACCAGTAGTCTGGTGGCCGGTGGCTGATCCCCACCGGCTTTTTTTTCCTCTAAAAATTGAGAACAAGAATATGGACACTGAAACAATAGCCAAAGCCCTGGGCAACGCCAAGCAAGTGAACGGCAACTGGCTTGCGAGTTGCCCTGTGGCAGGCCACGGCAGAGGCAACGGGGACAGGAACCCGTCCCTCTCCATCAAGGAAGACAATGGCAAGCTCCTGTTCCACTGTCACGGTGGATGCGACCAGCACAGCGTATTTGACGCTGTCAGGGAACGTAACCTATTGCCTGCACTGCAACGCCAGGAGTACAGTCTCCAACTTATCAAGGGTGAATTGATGACGATGCCGCAGCTTGAAAACGAGTGGGAGTACAAGGATGAGCAAGGCGAGACCCTATTCGTAAAGCGCCGGTTCAAGACCAACACCGAGAAGGGCAAGACGTACTCACTCCATAAGGTGGATGCAGCAGGCAGACGCCAGGGCAGCATGACAGGTGCGCGGATAGTGCCCTACCGCCTGCCGGAACTGCTCAACGCCAAGGAAGCAGGACGCGCCATCTACTTGGTGGAAGGTGAGAAAGCAGCGGATGCCCTGGTCAGCATAGGAGCCATTGCCACTACGAGCCACGCTGGTGCTGGGCACTGGCCTGCTGACATCACCCAATACTTCACCGGCGCGGTAGTGATAGTGGTCCCCGACTGCGACGCACCAGGTTGGAAGTACGCCAAGAGAGTGGTGGAGGCACTCTTACCGGTAGCCAAAGCAATCCGAGTCCTCGACTTCAACCTACCCGAGTTAGGTGACGATGCATATGAGTGGGTTGCGGACGGCGGGGACAGGGCCAGGCTTGCCGAACTCGCCAAGGCGTTGCCGGTGATCACCAGCATAGACCAGGTGCAGACGCCAGAGTGGATTGAGCCAGCGCAGGTGGTGACCACCGCCTTTGACCCGCTACCAGAGGAAGAGCCGCCCATCCTAGTGCCACGGCAACTGCTCAACATTGAGTCGTGGGATGACATTGAGGACGAGCCGGTTGAGTGGCTAATCAAAGACTTGCTACCGCGGCGATCTTTAGTGGCACTCTACGGTCCACCAGGATCATTCAAGTCATTTGTGGCGCTATCTATTGCAGAAGCAATTGCCACCGGCAACCAGTGGATGGGACGCGAGGTGGAAACGCCAGGTGCGGTCCTGTACATCTGCGGAGAGGGATTCGGCGGTGTAGGCGCACGCATAAAGGCGTGCAAGATTTACAACAAGACGCCAGCGGGAACTGAAATCTACGTCATCAGGGCGGCGCTGAACCTGAGATCGAGTGCCGATGACTTTGATCTGCTGATGGCCTCGATCAAGGACCTGATGGAGAAGTCAGGCGTCCAGTTTGAACTGGTGCAGATCGACACCTTAGCCAGGGCATTTGGCGGTGGCAACGAGAACAACAGCGAAGACATGGGAGCATTCATCCACAACGCGGGACGCATTCAGCGGATGCTGGGGTGCGCCATGATGGTGCTGCATCACAGTGGAAAAGATGCCACCAAGGGTTTGCGTGGGCACTCCAGCTTACTCGGTGCAGTTGACACCCAACTGGAACTGGCGAAGATTGACGTTACGCCCAACCCGTCCAGCCTGATAGCGGGATCAGGCATCCTCACGATCAGCAAGCAGAAGGACGGCCAGGACGGGCTGAAGATTGGCTTTGAGATGGTGAAGGTGGAGATCAAGGGCAGCGCATTGGGCATTGCTGACGCACAGATCAGCCTGGCGGTCAGGGCCAGTGACGAGGCGCTGAAGCAGCAACAGCAGGCCAGTGCAGTGCAGCGCGACACCAAACCACGCAGGCTGCAGGCCAATCAGCAGACGGCCCTAAACGCCATCTATGCAGCCCTAAAGAAGAATGGGCATATGACAAATGTGGGTGAGCAGCGCCATAAGACAGTGATGTTGAGCGAGTGGCGTGAGGAGTTTGTCCGGCTTAAGGGTGACAGCACGAGCATCTACAAGGATTGGAAGCGCGGCAAGGATGATATGTTTTCTTACGAGTTGGTCGGTTACTACAAGACAGAAGTGGCCGAGTATTGCTGGGTGATTTACCCAGAAAGCGATAAAGATGAGCCGTTTGTGGCTCCAGCTTGATGGGCAACTTGCAAGTTGACTATATAAAGCATGGTCAGTTGGGTATGAATTACTGTTGTAGAAATATGGTCAACTTGTTGGAATATGGTCAGTTGGGTATATGGCAAGTTGTACAGAAAAGGGTGGAAATATGGTCAACTACCAACTCCTTGCTTAATGCAAGGAGTAGTTGACCATATGACCATCTCGGAACCTAGGTTTATTTTGAAGTTGACCAGATGAGGAGTTGAGGATGGCATTGAAGAAACTTACGGATAGGGATGAGTTCCCGTCGGACCCGTTCAAGGTGTTCCAGCATTCGCTGATGGTGGAGATGGAACTGGCGAAGATGGACCATGAGAAGGTTTACGGGATAGACCGAGTGATCGACCTGGTGGATGCCGAGTTCCGCAGGAAGGTCAACGCGCAGCGGGAGCGCATCTGGGAGGCAAGCCAGGCGCGGGACGAGGAAAAGCTAGACAGAGCCATCAAAGGGATGATCGCGGCATACAAGGCGCTCACCAGGTGGGCGACTGAGGCAGGCATAGACCAGATGCCTAAAATCGACTGCATGGAACACCGGATGGCCGACGGGAGCCTGATGGTCATCGTCAGGGACAAGCAGATGGCGACCTGGTACGAGCAGTTCCGCAAGGAGCCAGGCGCAAGGTCGATCTGGACACTCGCGGAATTGGAAGTTGTGATGACGGGTCCGACACTCAAGCAAGTGAGAGACATCAAGGCGGCCATACCAGGCGCGACAATGGTTCCCGTTACGCCGCAAGGTAGCAGCGGGTTTGAGGATATGCCGAACGACATCGACATCAGCAAACCATTCAAGGGTGGCAAGTTATTCGACACGAAGGCAGCAGAAAGGGCAAGAGATGAGCGCAGGACGTGATTTATGGGACGAGGTGGTACGCAGGGTGCTTGCGGTAACGAAAAACGCTTGGAGGGTCATTTAATGCCTGGGAATCCGAAAGTGAGAGCCGATATCGCACTACTCGAAGACATCGACGACGAGTTGATCCTGTCGATGTTCGAGGAAGGGCGCAGCAAGGCAGACATATGCCGTGGCCTAGGCATCGGGCGGCGTGCGCTCGACACTTGGATCGAAGATAACGACTATGAAGCTAAAATAACGCGCGCGCGGGTGGAAGCGGCCTCGCATTTAGCCTGCGAGACACTGACCATTGCGGACGGCATGGACGTGGACAACGGCCAGCGCGACGTGCAGCGCATCCGGACGCGCCAGTGGCTTGCGGAACGCTGGGACCGGAAGACGTACGGCACTGAGAAAGCCAGCCAGGTCAACATCAGCATCCAGGGTTTACGCATGGAGGCGCTGCGACACGTCGAGGTGGTTGAGCAGTTATCCACAGACCAGATGCCAAAGTTATCCACAGAATGAGTGCATCTGCTCAAAGATTAAGCAGAAACAGGCATAACTACCCTGTTTTCATTCACATATTGGACACTGTATTAAGTAGTTCTGTTGCACTAAGTTTAGACGCGCAGCGGAATACTCAATGGAATCATAGGCTTACGCGCACCATATCGCAGCGTCAGAGGGGACGCGCAGCGTGCTGAGTTATCCACAGGCTGCCGCCCGTCGCCAGGTGGCCGCGCCCTGGCCGCTGGCCGCCCGACCCCCCCGTGGGCCGCTGGCGGCGGGGCGGTTGTGGCAGTACCTAAACACTCACCGATTCCACGTTTCCACCTGACCCGCTGACCCGCACCTTGCCTGACCCCCTACCCCCTACCGAATAACGCACTATGGTTACAAAAAAAAATTTAGAAGTTCCCGATAACCCGTTTATCGAGTTCGCCCTGCGCTACCGGAATGACCCAGTGCTGTTTGTCAGGGAGGTGCTGAACACCGAGCCTGATATTTGGCAAGTGGAGTTTCTGAATCACATTGCGGCTGGAAACCGACGCATTAGCGTACGCTCCGGCCACGGAGTGGGCAAGAGTACCGCGTCGGCCTGGGCGATGCTCTGGTATCTGTTCCTGCGCTTCCCTGTCAAGATTGTCGTTACAGCGCCAACGTCAAGCCAGCTTTACGACGCCCTGTTCGCGGAACTGAAGCGGTGGGTTAAGCAGCTACCGCCCATGCTGGCGGAGCAACTGGACGTGAAGCAGGACAGGGTTGAGGTCAAGGAAGCGCCCAATGAGGCATTCATCTCGGCCAGGACAAGTCGGGCAGAGCAGCCCGAAGCACTCCAAGGGGTTCACAGCGACAACGTCATGCTGGTGGCAGACGAAGCATCAGGCATCCCCGAGGCGGTGTTCGAAGCTGCAGCAGGCTCGATGTCGGGTCACAAGGCGGTGACGCTGTTGCTGGGTAATCCGGTGCGCTCCACTGGTTTCTTCTACGACACCCACAACCGGCTGAAGGATGACTGGATCACGATGAAGGTGTCCTGCGCCGACTCCCCCCGCGTCTCAGAAGCGTACCTGGGAGAGATGGCGGCACGCTACGGCGAGGAGTCAAACGCCTACCGGATTCGCGTGCTGGGCGAGTTTCCGCGCTCAGATGACGATACTGTCATCCCTATGGAGTTGCTGGAGATGGCGCAGCAGAGGGATGTCGAGCCTAGCCAGTCGGCGCCAATGGTCTGGGGTCTGGACGTTGCGCGGTTCGGAAGTGACCGTTCAGCACTCTGCAAGCGCAAGGGGAACGCGGTGACCGAGCCGATAAAGACTTGGAAGAATCTGGACCTGATGCAACTCACGGGCGCGGTGGTGTCCGAGTACGAGTCCCTGCCGCCATCCGAGCGCCCGACCGAGATTCTGGTGGACTCAATCGGCCTGGGCGCGGGAGTGGTTGACCGGCTGCGGGAACTGAATCTGCCTTGTCGCGGCATCAACGTCTCCGAGAGTCCAGCGATGGGCGCTACCTACCGGAACCTGAAAGCCGAGCTATGGCACAAGGCCAAAGCCTGGTTGGAGGGACGGGACTGCAAGATGCCGAAAGACGAGGCTTTGGTCAGCGAACTCGCCATCGTGCGGTATTCGTTCACCAGTTCCGGCAAGATCCAGATCGAGGGCAAGGACGAGATCAGGAAACGCGGTTTCCCGAGTCCTGACAGGGCAGATGCGTTCTGCCTGACGTTTGCGTCCGATGCGGTGATCGGTGCATTCGGCGGTGCGAAGGTGTCCTGGAGCAAGCCGCTGCGCAGGAATCTGCCTCGCGTAGCATAATTGCGCATCCAACCAAAGGGGTAATCTATGAAGATTGACAAGGCCGCGAAGAAGATTGCAAAGGTGATGGGCGAGTACAAGGCGGGCAAGCTGCACTCTGGCATGACCAAGCGCGTTGTGAAGAATCCCAAGCAGGCGATTGCTATCGCGCTCTCTGAGGCCAAGCTGCCCATGCGCGGTGAGCGCACCGCCACCAACAAAGCAAAGCGGGGGATGTGATGGCAACACGCGACGTACCCGCCAAGTACCAGGCTGCGATGGACCAGATGATGACGCCTGCCAAGGAGGTGGCGAAGTGCCCTACGCCTACCCAGGACGTTGTGCTGAATTTGAAGAATCGGGCGAAGGCGATTACCACTGCCGCCTACGGCCCTGAGAATCCCAAGCTGCCGAACAAGGTCTATTGGGAGCGTAAGGCTGACACCTGGGACGTGAGCATCGAAGACGCCAAGAAAAGCATCTGCGGTAACTGCGCGGCGTTTAACGTGCAGGACTCGATCAAGCAGTGCATTGCCAAGGGCATCGGCAACGAGGCTGACCCCTGGGGCACTATCAAACTCGCTGACCTCGGCTACTGCGAGATTTTCGACTTCAAGTGCGCAGCCAGCCGGACGTGCGATGCGTGGGTTGTTGGTGGACCCAACGATGGCCGCGAAGACGATGAAGAGATGGACACCGAACTGGAAGGGGAAGAGGAATGAAACCTGGACTTTATGCAAACATTGCAGCCAAGAAAAAACGTATCGCGGCTGGCTCCGGCGAGAAGATGAACAAGGTCGGCAGCAAGGCAGCGCCCAGCGCCGCCGACTTCCGCAAGGCGGCTAAGACGGCCAAGCCAGCGAAGAAGAAATGACGGCAGCCTGGACGCGCAAGGAGGGTAAGTCGGCCACTGGCGGCTTGAACGCCAAGGGTCGCGCCAGCGCCAAAGCTGAAGGGATGAATCTGAAAGCGCCGGTGAAGTCAGGAGACAACCCGCGTCGGGCGAGTTTCCTGGCGCGGATGGGTGGTATGCCTGGACCTGAGATGAAGGACGGGAAACCTACCAGGCTCCTGCTGAGTCTGAACGCCTGGGGCGCGTCATCCAAGGCAGACGCCAAGGCCAAGTCCAAGGCCATCTCCGCGAGGAACAAGGCCAAGTGATAAGCCCCATTGCCATCAGCACTGTCCACGGGAAGAATCTCGCGGTGATGCTGGCGTCTATCCGCGAGTATTGCCCCGAGATTCCGGTTTATCTGCGCGGTCCGGCCTCGGTCCTGGACCGGTTCGACGCCGACGTGAAGATGATCGGTACACCCCGCAACTTTGGCGAGGACTACAACGACATCATCAACTGCGCACTGAAGGATTTCGACTCAGTGGTGGTAGCCAATGACGATATTGTCCTGACGCCGTCAAGCTACCGCGTCCTGCTGGACGATGTTGAGATCGTCAACGACATGGGTCTGAACCCTGGTTGGGTGGCTGCAAGGTGCGATTGGGCGCGTGCGGTGCAGAATATTCGCTGGAATCCGGAGGGTGAGGCGTTTGATATGTGCCGGTTTACGTCCGAGTCCAAGATTAGGCGTGCTGATGTCATCTCGCCCATATTTGCCTGGATTTGTGCAGATGCCTTTGCTCAATGCCCATTTCCACCCCTAAATTGGTTTTCAGATGACGTGCAATGCAGCGACTTGGAGGCACTCGGGTACAAGAATTTTGTAAGCGCGTCCTACGTCCACCACGTCGGGAGCCAGACGGTTGGCGTGGATGCCAACGCATTAACCCACCAGGCGATGCCCTGGCTTATGAAGAACCGACCCCAATATGCCCAACGCTGGTTTCACTCTTAACCTGGGGTCCGGCAAGGACTACAGGGATGACTGCCTCAACGCGGACATCCGACCAGACGTAGGCGCTGATTGGGTGGTGGACATCTCCGACCTACACATTGGCGGCATCGTCAAGTGGAAGGATCAGTTTGTGCCCATCCAGCGCGGCGGCTTTGAGCGCATCATTGCATTCGATGTCTTGGAACACATCCCCAACTTGGTCAAGGCCATGACCAACTGCCGCGACCTGCTGGCTGATGGCGGTGAGATGCACATTGTCGTGCCCTACGAGTTGAGCCTGGGTGCTTGGCAGGACCCGACGCACGTCCGAGCGTTTAACGAGAATTCCTGGGTGTACTACTGCGGCTGGCACTGGTATCTGGGCTGGAAGGATTACAGGTTTGACGTGACGCACCTGGACTACAAGCTCTCAGAGTATGGGAAAACCCTAGAATTGGGACTAGACGAGTTGCTGCGCACGCCTCGGGCGGTGGACAGTATGTATGTCGTACTTAGAAAGATACCCGTATGAACATGAACGATATGCCAGTGACCACCGACGTGGCGGCGCAGGAGCCAATGGATGACACCGAACTGGAGGCGATCATCGGGCAAGACCTGACCGACGCCGTCAGCTACATCGACTCCGATATTTCGCCCATTCGGGCGATGGGCACAGCCTACTACCGTGGCGACCCGTTTGGGAACGAGGAAGACGGGCGCTCCCAGGTGGTGGCGATGGAGGTGCGCGACACCGTCAGCGCCATGATGCCCAGCCTGATGCGGGTGTTTTTCTCTAGCGAGAACACCGTCGAATATATGCCGGAGACACCGGCAGACGTTGAGTATGCAAAGCAAGCCACCGACTACGGGAACTTCATATTTAACTCGGACAACAACGGGTTCATGACCACCTACGCCATCTTCAAGGACAGCCTAGTGCGAAAGTGCGGCATTGCAAAGTTCTGGTGGGAGGAGTCCGAGAAGGTGGAGATCACCGACTTCACCGGCCTGGATGAGCAGACCCTGCAAATACTGATGCAGGAGCAGGCCGAGGTCAAGATTGTTGTCAGCTACCCTGACCCCGACGCGCCACCCATGCAGCCAATGATTGACCCGATGACGGGTCAGATGATGCCAATGCCACCGCCTCCCATGCTGCACGACGTGCAGATCAAGCGCGTCACCAAGGACGGGCGCATCAAGATCATGGCAGTGCCGCCCGAGGAGTTGCTGATTGACCGTCGAGCGCGTTCATTTGACGATTGCAGCCTGATTGCGCACCGCAAGATGGCGACTGTCGCTGAACTGGTGGCGATGGGCTACGACGAGGACGAGGTTCTGGACAACGTCACAGCCTCCGACCTGGACGAGAACGAAGAGTACCTAGCGCGTCAGCCGCTGGCGACGGCCATCGGTCAGACCGACAGCGCCAACCCGATGCAGCGCCGCGTGTTGTACATCGAGGCTTATGAGCGCATCGACTACGACGGCGACAGCATCCCTGAGTTGCGGAAAATCTGCTGCATGGGTTCCGGCTACAAGGTTGTGCGGAATTTGCCAGCGTCTTACATTCCGTTCGTTGACTTCCCCTGCGACCCCGAGCCACACACCAGCCCCATTGAGGCGATGTCCATTTTTGACATCACCCACGACATCCAAGAGATCAAGTCCGAAATCCTGCGCAACACGCTGGACTCTTTGGCGCAGTCCATCCACCCGCGCACTGCGGTGGTTGAGGGCCAGGTCAACATGGATGACGTGCTGAACAACGAGACCGGAGCCATTATTCGTATGCGTGCCCCTGGCATGGTGCAGCCGTTCTCCAGCCCATTTGTCGGGCAGGCGGCATTCCCCATGCTGGACTACATCGACCAGATCAAGGAAGACCGCACCGGCATGAGCAAGGCCGCGATGGGTCTGAACGCCGACGCATTGCAGTCCAGCACGAAGGCGGCGGTGGCCGCCACCATCAGCGCGTCCCAAGGCCGCATCGAACTCACGGCGCGGATGATGGCCGAGGGCATGAAGAAGCTGTTTAAGGGCATCCTGTTCCTGATGGTGACCCACCAGGACAAGCCCCGCATGATTCGCCTGCGCGACCAGTTTGTGGAGATTGACCCCCGCGCCTGGAACGCCAACATGGACGTGAGCATCAACATCGGCCTGGGCAACGGCGACACCAACGAGCGCCTCCAGGCGTTGATGATGATCAGCGCCAAGCAGCAGGAGGCACTGACGCAACTCGGCGCTCAGAACCCGCTGGTAAGCCCGTCCATGTACGCCAGCACACTGCGCAAGATCGTGGAACTCAGCGGGTTCAAGGACTCCAGCCAGTTCTTTAACGACATCCCTGCCGACTACCAGCCGCCAGCCCCACCACCTCCCAAGCCGACACCGGAAGAGGTGCTGGCAGAGGTCCAGGCGAAGAGTATCGAGGCCGACATCCAGAAGAAGGCAGCCGAGTTGGAACTCAAGCGCGAACAGATGATTCGTGACGATGACTTCCGGCGTGACCAACTGGCGCAGGATGGACTGCTGAAAAAATATGAAATAGAATTAAAGTACAACGCTCAAATAAGCAACGCTGAGATTCAAGCTGTCACCAGCATGAATCGAGAGGCAACCATCAACCAACCTGGAATGGCATGACAGATCAAGTAATTCGCTCTGGCCGCAAGGCACAGGAACTCTTAGAGGACGAGACGTTCAATACAGCAATCACCAAGATTGAGAACGAACAACTCTGGATTTTCAAGAGCAGCAAACCCGAAGAATCCGCGAAACGCGAGATGGCCTGGTCCATATTGAGGGCAATAGAGAACCTCAAGGGTGAACTCACAAAGACCATCGACAACGCAAAAGTGGCGCAGCGTGCGCTGGAACGGGTTAGCAAATGACAGAATCACTCAATATGGACGCAGCAGTCCAGGCACTCCAGGCCATACTTCCCGACGAGGGAGAAAAGTCAACCGACGAGGCGTTATCTCAGGAAACTGAGGCGGCGGTGGATGAAGAATTGTCCGGTGATGCAGACGCATCGGACGATGAAACACCTACCGAACAGTCAGAGGAAGATGAGGAATCAGAGGAGAGCGAGGAGCCGCAGACTTTCACCGTCAAGGTAGACGGTAAGGAAGTTTCTGTAACGCTCGACGAACTCCAACAAGGTTACTCACGCACTCAAGACTACACGCGGAAGACCCAGCAGATTGCCGAGGTGCGAAAGCAGGTCGAGCAAGAGAGCCAGGCCATCCGCGCCGAGCGTGCGCAGTATGCTCAATTGTTAGGAGCATTGGAGCAGCAAGTTCAGCAGGCAGCAGAGCCTCAGATTGATTGGGACCGTCTTTATCAAGAAGACCCCATCGAGTGGGTGAGGCAGAAAGAGCTAGTGCGAGAGAACCAGACCAAGTACGCGGCTATTCAGAGCGAACAGCAGCGTCTTGCAGAAATCTCACGCGCAGAACAGGCGCAGTCTATGCAGGCATTTCTTGCTCAAGAGCAAGACAAATTGATGGAAGTCCTACCCGAGTGGAAGGACCCCGCCAAAGCCAAGGCAGAGAAGGCGCTACTCATTGAATTCGGCCAGAAAGCCGGATTCCAGCCTGATGAACTGAAGAACATTTTCGATCACCGCGTAGTGAACGTGTTGCGTAAAGCGGCACTGTACGAACAGATGATGTCCAAGCGGGGCAACATCAAGCCGGTGACCAACAATGGCCCAAGACCAGCCAAGCCAGGTGCAGCGGGTCGAGTCTCTACGACAAGCGAGTCAACGCGTGCAAAACAACGTCTTGCAAAAACTGGCCGCGTCCAAGATGCGGTCTCCGCAATTGAACTTTTATTAAAGTGAGTAAATCATGGCAATCGTAACCAATACTTTCACCACCTTTGACGCCAAAGGTATTCGGGAAGATCTTTCCAATATTATAACTAATATTGCACCGGAAGAAACTCCATATTTATCAAACATCGGACGCGAGTCAATCAGCAATTCGCTGTTTGAGTATCAGACCGACACGCTGGCAGCAGCTGCAGCTAACAAGCAGATCGAGGGTGACGATGTCGCCTCTTTTGACGCTGTGGTTGCAACTGTGCGTCTGCAAAACTACGCTCAGATTTCGCGCAAGACCATCATCTTGTCCGCGACTGAAGAGGTGGTCAACAAGGCTGGCCGTCGCAGCGAACTGGCTTACCAGATCGCCAAGCGTAGCGCCGAACTGAAGCGCGACCAAGAGTTCACCATGCTTAATAACGCTGTTGCTGCTGCTGGTAGCACTAGCGTTGCACGCGGTACGGCATCTCTGGGCGCTTTCATTAAGACCAACGTGGATATGCAGACCAATGGTGCTAATCCGTCTTATACGACTCTGCCTAGCAGCGCCCGTACTGACGGCAACGTACGCACTTTCACTGAGACCATTCTCAAGAATGTGATTCAGCAAGTGTGGTCTTCTGGTGGCGCTCCTAAGATTCTGATGACTGGTCCTGTTAACAAACAGCGCGTCAGCGGATTCTCTGGTATTGCCTCCAGCCGTTTCAACATCAACGGTGGTGAGAAGCCTGCGACATTGATCGGCGCGGTTGATGTTTACGTCAGCGACTTTGGCAACGTCAGCGTTATCGCTAACCGTTTCCAGCGTGAGCGTGATGCATGGGTACTCGATCCTGAGTACGCCAAGATGGTTGTGCTGCGTCCTTACCAGCAAGTTGAACTCGCTAAGACCGGCGACGCTGAG